CCAGATGCCATAACAACAATTTTTAAAAAATGTTTTAGGGAAGGCGAAGGCATAAGAATTGCCCTTCCTAGAGAAACAGGAATCAGCAGGGGCGCGTGCAAACCTGTTGATGAGTGGCTCGACATGTATGAACGAGACGGTGAGGTCATGTTTGGTAGTAAAGGTGCTTACATCTGCGTTAATCCACTGGTTATTGGCGGCATTGCTGATAAAGATGTAATCGACTATCGACATTGCCTTGTTGAGTTTGATGACGGGTCTTTGGAGGAACAGTACGCAATATTAAATGAGAGCGGATTACCTTTGTCCGCGCTTATTTACTCAGGTGGCAAATCAATGCACGGATGGGTTAAGATTGATGCAAATAACCGAAACGAATTTGATGACAGGGTTCGACAAGTTTACAAGTCGCTTGAATCCTATCGTATAGATGGCAAAAACAAGAATCCTTCCAGACTCAGTAGATTACCTGGGGTTAGGAGAGGAGGTAACAAGCAAGAATTACTTGGGGTTGATCTTGGTCTTGAGTGTTATTCAGAATGGTTTGCCAAAGAGAAAGCAAAAAGATTTGGGAGCGTTTTAAGGTTTACTCCCAACATGAAGCCAAAGAATAACAACGACACTAATCTGGTTGGTAGACGTTGGTTGTGTCGTGGTTATTTGTCCCTGTTCACGGGCGCATCACATATTGGAAAGTCTGTTCTCGCCCAACAGATGAGTACCTGCTGGTCTGTGGGCAGGGACTTCTTTGGTCTTAAACCTGTTAAACCGTTGAAGATTGTAATGGTCAACGGAGAGAATGATGAAGAACAGATCATGGAAAATTTTAATGGCATTGCTGACCATTTAAACTTGTCTAAAAAAGAGTATGCAAAGCTTGGCGAAAACTTTATTACCATAACAAACTACGACAAGGTTGGTGAAGAATTTTTAAAAGTTGCAGAGGAAATACTTGTAGACATCAAGCCCGATATACTAATAATAGACCCGTTGTTGCATTACATCAATGCGAACATTAACGACCAAAAAGTTGTGGGACACTTCCTGCGGCATGGTTTGGGGGAATTAGCAAAGAAACATAACTGCGCCATTATGATTAGTCATCACAACGGAAAACCAAGCACAGATGCACATGCAAGAGGACATTGGTCCCACACTGACATGAGCTATCTTGCAGCAGGTACAAGTGAGTTGGTGAACTATCCCAGAACAGTTAGTGTTTTATTGCGTAAGGGTGCGACAAATGAATTCCAGTTGGTCTTTTCAAAGAGGGGTAACAATACCGGAATAGGTGAATCCCTAACCCTGAAACATGGGGAAGATGGGATTTACTGGGACAAAGTTGTCGAAGTACAACCAGACACCACACCCGTACCTGCCGACAATACCTGACGATAGGATCGAGAGTCTCGCAAAGGAGCGAGGAATAGATTTTGTTGTTGAGCTTATTGAAAAGCGGGAGAATGCAATCAAGCTTGGGGAGATTGACCCTTTAAGGTGTGGCTTTGAATTGGATTGCTGGAAAGATGCTCGTCAATTGCTTGTTGATGCCGATGAGCTTTTAATCCTTGGTGGAAATAGGTCGGGTAAAACCGAACTAAGTTGCAAACTTGCCGTAGAGACGCTTTGTAACATCGAGAATGCTGTTGTCTGGTGCTTTCACTCTTCCCTTGCGACTTCAATTGAACTTCAGCAACCAGTTATCAGAAAATACCTACCTCCTGAATGGAGAGACATAGGAAAGAAGGGTAGCAGGGTTAATGTTAACTGGACCGACAAGGGAGGATTTACAGAGCAATGCTTTGTTCTTCCAAATGGTTCACGTTGCAGGTTCTTAAATTACACACAAAATATTTCGGTACTTGAAGGTGGCGAATGTGACATGATTCTTTGTGATGAGCTTGTTCCAATTGATTGGGTAGAGACACTTAGGTTTCGTATTGTCACACGTTCAGGTAAATTAATAATTACTTTTACTCCTGTTAGGGGTTATAGCCCAACGGTCAAGGACTACGTTGCTGGTGCTAGAATTGTAGAAAGCAGACCTGCTGATCTTTTGAGAAAAGATGTAGTTCATGTAAATGGATGTGACAAAGGTAATATGCCTTACATTCTTCAACCTTTCAGGAAGAGTGCAAAAGTTATTTGTTTCCATTCACATTATAATCCATTTGGAGGTTACAAACAAATTGTCCGAATGCTAGAGGGTAAACCTTCAACAGATATTAAGATTCGTGCATACGGTTGGGCAGAGAAGCTAGAGGGGAATGTGTTCAACAAATTTGATGATCGTGTTCACGTTGTTAGAGAAGATTTAATTCCAGACAAAGGAACTCGTTATGTTAGCTGTGATCCTGCGGGAAATAAAAATTGGTTTATAAAATGGTACATAATAGACGATATAGGTCGCGTGTTTCTTTATCGAGAATTTCCAGACAGAAAAAACTATGGTGAGTGGGCATTGCCTTCAGAGAAAGCAGATGGAAAAGCTGGTCCTGCTCAAACCTTGGACATGGGCAAATCCATTATCTCTTATAAAAAAATCATACTTGAATCTGAAGGATGGATTTATGATGAGGAAACAAAAACCTGGGGCGATTCAAAAGCAGAAAAGATTTACGAAAGATTGATTGATCCTCGCATGGGTGGTGCTGCGGTTCCCAGTATAGATGAAGGTACAAGCATCATATCCCTCCTTGAAGATGAACAGAAAGACAAGGACGGTAATGTTATTGGTCCAAGTTTGCTTTTCATTCCTGCTCCCGGTGGTCAAATTGAAGAAGGATTGCAGCTAATAAATGACTATTTGGATTTCGATAACGATAAACCTGTTACAGCACTTAATAGTCCCAAATTTTTCATATCTGAAAACTGCGAACAAACAATATACGCTATGCAGGAATATACCGGAAGAGATGGACTGAAAGGGGCATTGAAGGATGTTGTGGATTGCGACCGGTATCTTTTCAAGGCAGGAGTGATGTCTTTGGACGGTAACTTCCTTGAAGCAACGGGAGGGGACTATTATGAAGGTTAATTTTAATGACTTGCCGTTGACGCTTAGAACACATCAAGTGTGCAAGGTTACGGGCATGAATCCCAAGCTTGTCATTGATCTTGCTGACATGGGGGTATTAAAACTTATTGAAATAGACAAAAGACAACGCCGCTTCTTGCGAGAGTCAGTCAGAGAATTGATGAAGCTAGGACCGGAAGGTGCGGTAATGGAAATATAATGGACAACAACATAGCTGATATTACGAACGAGTTTCACGAAATCGTTCGCAGAGGAAACGAGAATTATGACCGGATGCGGTTGAACTGGGAAACACGTTACAACGTGTGGTCTGGTCAAAGCGATGATGGTCGTAAATGGAAATCAAAACTTGGCAGGAATCCCGTACCTTTTGATGGTGCGTCAGATTCAAGACCTCCTTTGGTTGACACTTATGTAAACGAGGATGTGGATATGCTAATGACAAGTTTGAGTAGCGCACAGGTTTCCGCATTCCCAACAGAAAGTAATGACGCTGAACAAGCGAATCTCGTAACGAACCTATTGCGCTACCAAATTCACAACCAGATAAAAGAGTTTCACGATGAAGCTGAACTAGCTGCAAACTACATGTTAGAAAATGGCATGGCAGTAGTCGGGGTGTTTTGGGACATGGAGGAGCAGACAACAGTTGCAGACATCGACATGGACGCAATTGCACAACTGGCACAAACTTCAGAAAACCTTTCTGTGTTTCCTGAAATGATTCTTTCAGAAGAAAGAGAAGACGAAGCAGTAGCATTAGGTATGTTGGTTTTGCCAGATGTTAAGAAGTCCAAAATGACAAAGATGATTCGTGAGTTGCGCGAAACAGGTGCGACAACTTATCCAGTTAAAATGACTGTAAAGAATCGACCTACTGTAGTTGCTTTAAGACTTGGAGAGGATTTCTTTGTTCCACTGGATACAACCGAATTGGAAGACGCACGGAGATGCTATTACAAAGAATTTGTAACCAAGGAAGCTTTGTACGATGGAATAGAGTCAAAAGGTTATGACAAGAAATGGGTTGAAAACGTAGTTGAAAAAACCAAGGGCAAAACTATTACTATGGATCGCAATGCTCTTTCTGCGAGAAGCAATTCAACTCGAAAAGAAATCATTTTTGATTCTAAAGAGATATACGAAATTGTTCACTGCTATGAACGCAAGCTGGATGACAACGATGTCCCAGGTATTTATTACACATGCTTTTCACCACATCTTCCAATTGACGAAAGAGGCAAGGAAACTTTTGCTTACAGTGAGTTGATGAATTACGACCATTGTAAATATCCTTTTGTTTTATTTAGACGTGAATGGTTAAGCAGAAGAGTGGACGATACCCGTGGTTATGGTGAAGTTGGTTTTACTTGGCAGAAACAAATAAAGAACGAATGGGACGCACGGGTAGATCGCAACTCCCTTGCGACAATGCCGCCATTACACCACCCACCGGGAAGACCACCAACAAAGTGGGGACCGGGAACATTGGTTCCCCGTGTTCGTCAAGACGATTATCAATATGCAGACGTTCCAAATTACAACGCAGGTAGCAAGGAAATCGAAGAGAGTATTCGTGAGACTTGTGATCGCTATTTTGGAAGGGTAACAGGACCAGAGAATCAACCGTATGCCATGATGCGACAACAGCACATGGTTGCTAAATGGTTAAAGAACTGGCAACGAGTTATGGAACAAGTGCTTGCCTTGACGCAGCAGTTTGGATCTGAAGAGTTTTTCTTCCGCGTTGTAGGTTCCAGTAAGGCGCAGATGCTAAGTGCCAGCAGGGACGATATTCAGGGGCAATACGACATTCAGCTTAATTTTGCTGTTGCGAATCTTGACCAGCAATTGATGCAGAGGAAGCTGGAATTGTTGAAGGTTGCTGTAGGTGAGTTTGATACTCAGGGAGTGGTTGACCGTGCCGAGCTTATGCAGGTTGTGTTCAGCTTCATTGATCCTGTTCTTGGGGAACGATTGCTTATGCCAACTGAAACGGCAGCACAGAAAGAAATGGACGATGAAAAAAATGTGTTTGCTCGAATGTCCGCAGGTATAGACGAAGATATTCAGGAAGGTCAAAGTCATCAAATGCGCTTGCAGGTTTTGCAAGGTATTTTAGAGGGCAGTCCATCTGCACAACAACGGTATCAGCAAGACGAAGAGTTTAAAGGTCGTATTGATAAGCGTATGCAACAATTACAATTCCAGTTGCAGCAGAAACAGAATGCTCAAATCGGAAGGTTGGGAGCATGAACGAAAACGATTTAAAAACATTAATTAGTGATCCTCGCTTTATTGTAATGGAACAATTATTAGATAGCATAAGAGAAGAATTAATTAGTCATGTAAGTCACCAAGGTACAGCAATGGAACATGGTTCTTTAGCGCACAGCGCGGGAGGAATTGATTGTATTAGTCACATTAAGAACAGATTGAAGGCAATAGAGGACAAAGTTGATGTTGATTAAATATAACCTTATTTAGTTTTATTTAGTGTTAGTTAGTTATAGTTGTTAGTTACATACCTCACCAAACTGGAAAACCCGTGTACATAGTGCGCGGGTTTTCTTTTGTTCCCTAAAAACAATCGGAAATAATAATCACCTACTTGCAGGTATAATAGCATGGTTACAGAAATAGAAGGAGCAGCAGACTCCACAACTGCGGAAATGAGTCCAAGCGACTTAAAAAGGTTCTTTGAAAATAACAGGGTTGGAAAGAGTGAAAGTGAGAGTGCAGAAAGCGAACCCTCTCCTGACACGGATGACCCTGTTGAGGAAACTGAAGAAATTCCTGTCGAACCAGAAGATTCATACGAATCCGAAGATGAGCAGGAATATGATTCTGATGTTGAAGATTCTGATGCAGAAACCGATGAGGTTGAGCAGGAGGAAGACGAAGTGGACCCAAACGTCCCGCAACATCTCCAGAAAAAGATCAACAAGCGGATTGGTAAATTAACGGCGCGTGCAAAAGAAGCTGAAGAACAAGTTACACAGCAAGCTGAAAAGATTGCAGAACTTGAACAACAACTTGAAAGCGCAGACCCAGATCAACAACCCATACAAATTGGGGATAATCCATTGTCAAAGATCAAAACCCTGGGGGAGTTAAAGGAACATAAGTCCAAGCTTAGTCGTTGGAAGAAATGGTTAAGAGAAAACCACGATGGTTTTACTGCCACTGAAGACGGTGAAGAACGTGAATATTCAGAAAATGACGTAAGGCGCATGATGTCTGACATTGAATTTGAGTTAGAAGAACATGTCCCCGCACGGCAAGAATATTTAAAGGAAGAAGGCAATATTCGTCTAGCAGTAGAGGATGTTTTTCCTTATTGGAAAGACAAGTCTAGTCCGCAGTTTCAACAAGCAATGTCAATTGTAAGGGAAGCACCTGAATTAAGGACGCGACCTAATTGGCAAGCTAACGTGAGTATTTATTTACTTGGTTTAAATGAATACAACCGAATGTTGAATGAAGGTAAAAAGAAACCTTCAAAAGCGGTAAAGCCAACTCGCACTGCGACAAGACCAAAAGCTCAACCACAACCTGTCCGCAATGCGGGTGGGGTTAGATTGGAAGATGCTCAGAAAGCTTTAATAGAGTCAGGTTCAAGAGGTTCCCTCACTGATTGGTTCGCTGCAAACAGACAAAATAAGAAATAATATTATGCCCGAAGCAAATACTTATACATTATATGGTTCTTCACCTGCATATACTGGCCCA